TGATTATTACTAAAATTATTAGTTTTTTCTTGATTATTACTAAAATTATTAGTTTTTTGTGGTTGTAATGATCCTATTAAATTATTAGTTTGTTTAGTTTCATTATGTAAAGATTCCAAAAAAGAATTTGATCTTTCAGATGAATTAAATAATTTTATTATACCATCAGTACCAAGTATTTTATCAGTATTTTCTTTTCTATCATTAACATTTTCTTGTTCAGTTTTTTCTGCTTCTTTATTATTAAAATTTTCTTGTTTAGTATTTTTTATATTATTATTTTTAAAAGAATTTTTATTTTTACCACCAAATATACCACCAAATGCCATTTTACCTATATCCATCATAGGATTAAGTATCATACTTGATTCACCAATAACTTCATTCATATGGTCCATTGCATGACCTGAAAGAATTGAAGCAGTATTCATAACACCATTTGTTAATGCACCTATTGTTTTTTTAATAAGAGATACTTTTTCTTCTTCATTATTAATTTCTTTTTCTTGCTTTTTAGTTTTTTGTTTATTGATATTATTTGATTTTGATTTAGTATGAGTTTTAATATTTCCTGGTTTTTTATTTTTAGCAATATTTAAAAGTTCTTTTTTAGCAATTTTAGAAGTTGCACTTAATGTAGCGTTAGGAATATCAGTATGAATTTCACCTATAAGAGATATAATTTCATCTTCAGTTACTTTTTTTCTTCTTAATGCTTTTTTAACATTCATAACACTTTTTTGCATTAAATTTATATCTTTATCAGATGCATCAGGATTAACTTCAACAATAGTATCCATCAAGTTATCTAATTTATTATCAATTTGTTCTTTTAAATTTTCATTCATAATGTATTCCTATAAAAAAAGGGTATAAATAAAATACTTCATTGTATATATTTATACCCTTTAGACCATTATTATTGATCCATTAACTTTAAAAGTTAAGTGGGTTTTCTTTTATTTCTTTCTTTTATTTCTTTAGCATACAAAGATAAGTAAATGTATCTTTCAAAATTAGCCATATTTTCAGATTCATTAATACTTATTCCACAATTTTTAGCTAGATAATATTGTTCTCTTATGATACTATCTAATGATACATCAGCTATAAACAGATTAATTAAACGAAAAAATTATTTAAAGGTATATTAAAATTATCTTTATATCCACATGAGTTACAAGAAAAATCAAATTTAAAATCAATACCAAATTTATTATCATCAAACCATTTAACATAATCAATATATTGTTTTTCAGTAAAAACACCATCTAACAAATTAAGTTTTGTTTCAAATGAAACATCATCTGTATCACCTTCAGGAGTATGAAATGTTCTCATTGATATAGCATGACTAAAAGCAGATTTTTGAATATTTTTATATGTTTCAGATTTTTCTTCTAATTCTTCTAATTTTTTATGAACAATTTTTTGTTCTTCTCTTGTTATTTGATCTATATCAAAAGATAAATTATCACTTACTTTAAAAGGTTCATTATTATTATTTTTTTTAATAGTTTTCAAAGAATTTAAATCAATAGATATATCAGATGGTTTTTTACATTCAGGACAAACATATAAAAAATCATATATTTCACTTTTTGATTTTTTTCTCATTTCAACTAACAAAGCAAATCTATCTTCAATATATAATTTATTAATATCAAATCCTTCAGAAATAACAGATTCAGATATAATAGTATCAAGAACATTTTCAATAATTTCTACATTAGTTTCATTTTCATAAATAAGCATTTTTTTTAATTGACCAGCAGTAATAGGTTTAAACATTATAACTTCATTACTACCAGGCAAAGTATAGTCAAATTCATAATTATTAACATATTTATTAATGTCAATTGACATATTAACCTCCTTTTACAAATTATTATTTTATTTTATAATTGTTTATATGTATGAAATTGATATTTAAATGTAAGATCAAATGCAGCAATTTCTTTAGTTGCATAATCCATAGCAAGTTCACCAACTGTTTTACACCAACACCCATGTAATATATATTGTGCTATTCCTGTTCCATCATTATGTGATAAATGTGTCATAGTAATTGTAGTAAGATAATTTGGATTAACTACTTTACCATGAAAATTAGTTTCTGGATTATTTAAATAATTACTCCAATTCATCATTTTTGTTCTAATATCTGATTTCAAATCAGTCATTACATTAACAGTATAATCATCATATGTTGGTGTAGTAGCAAGTGTATATTTATAACCTTGCCAATTTGTTTCAACTTCATCAATTGTAGTTGCTGGTAAATTAGATGTTTTTACTAAAAATTTATAATCTTTATCCCAATAACCACCAGTAATTATACATTCAAAAGTATAACTCCTTGCAAAATCAGGATGTGCACCCATAAATCCTTCTAAACTAAAATCTGACATAATTTTCTCCTTTATTTCTATAAGCCATTATGAAACATTACTATAATTATAATTGGCTCCTTCTATATTATTAAATTTATTATCATTATATACTACTTCATTATTAAATTGATTATTATATTTTACTTCATAACTTTGATAAGAAAATGTTACTTCAAAAGTTGCAATTGCTTTATTTGAATAATCAAGTGATACTTCACCAACAGTTTTAGGCCAAGCACCTAATAATTTATATTCCATTGTAGAATTACCTTGACCATTAAGATGTTTTATAGTAATATCTCTAAAATATCCACCATTTGAAACATCTACAGGTGAACCATGATCTTTTTTACTTGTTGGATTAGTTATTAATTGAGACCATTTAATAAATTTTGATCTCAATAAATTTTTATCATCCATATTAAATTCTACAGACCAATCAGCAATAACTTTTGTTGATGCAATTTTATATATATTACCTTGTATATCTGATTGAATTTCATTAATAGTAAAGTCAGGTAATCTAGTTGTTTTTACTAAAAAACTATGATCATTATTTTTATCATTAAAGTTATGAATTTCAACTAAAAATAAATAAGCTCGTGCAAAATCTCTATAACCAGCCATAAAATCATTTAAATTAAATTTAGTTGTCATAATTAATCCTATATAATTGGAGATACAATTAAATATCTCCAATCATTATTTATATTATACTTCACCTAAAGCAGCAGCAGCTTCTGTAAAAGATGCACCAGTTTTCATAGCTATAAAATTAAGAACAATTCCTTCTGCCGTTCTTGTAGGTTTAATATATATAGAAACCCACATTTCATTTCTATCAATTCTTTCAGCAGAATTATTTGTTTCATCACATACTACTTTAAAATCATAAATACCTCTTCTACCTCTTACATCTCTAAGAAAAGGATCAATCATATTAATTAATGCTTCTCTTGTAGCAGCATCATTTGGTTCAAATAAGAAATATTTAGAAGCAGTTGATATAGCTTTTTCTAAAACAATAAATAATCTTCTTACATTAACTCTATTAAATGCAGATGATTTATCAAGTAATGTTTTTTGACCCCAAACAACTTTACCTTGTCCAGCAAATGATACAATTGGATTAAGACCATTTTTATAAAGCATATTTCTTTTACCTAAATCAGGATTCCAAGCAAGTCTTCTTACAGATGTTAAAATTGCTCTATTTAAACCAGCAGGCGCCCACCAAGCATCATTTGTTTGATCTGTTCTAGCATATACACCACCAATATGACCTGATACTGGTATCCATCTATATTTTTTATTATATCTATCATAAACTTCCATCCAATTAGCATATATAGCACTATAAGAAGTATTCATATTAAGATTATTAATAGAAAATGTTCCTAAACCTCTTCTCCAATTCATTAAATCAGTAACTTCATTTCCTCTATTTGAAACAACTAAATCTCTTGGGCAATCAAGAATAGCCATACAATCTTTTCTAGATTCACAAATCTGATTCATATATTTTTTTACTGTTTCAGATTTATCTGAATCAATAAACATATTTACATCAATTTCTTCTGCATTTGAATAAAGATCAAGGGCATCCATAATATCAGCATCATCAACACTTGAAACACCATTAACACCTGATTCAAGTTGAATTGGTGTAGCAGTTGTAATTGACCATGTTTGATCAATTACATCATCTTTTAATGTACATCTAATATATTGTGATTTTTGATTAATAACATTCTCAACAAATCTTGTAACACCTTGATCATCTATTGCTTTTGTTTTTGTTGATACATTAAATGTTTCCTGTACTTTCCAATCATCTTGACCTTGTTCTTTCTCTTCAATAACTATTACAAATGAATAATCATCTGAAATTGGCTCATCTAATGATGTAAATAATGGATATGTATCATATGTATCATAACCACCTGACATCATTACTGATTGTGTATATCTATCCATAATAGAAATTCTAAGATTATTACCCCATTTTCCTCTTGAAGAAGCAATTATCCATAAAGGATTAGTATCATTAACAATTTCTTCTGCAAATTGATCAGGATCATCTTCAGGAAGATCAGTTAATACATAAGGGGTTGAATAAGCATCCCCTTGACCATCAGGCATTACTTTTATACCAGCAAATGTAGCATCTGTTGGAAGTACTCTTGTAGCATATAACATTCTACCATATTTAAGAAATCCACTAGCAGATAACATATCTTTATAACAAGATGCATCTAATGTAGGTTCACCAAATATTGTAATCAAATCATTTTCTGATGAGATAAGAGTTTGTTTCATTTCTGGTCCTCTATATGTATTTCTTAAAATAATACAACCAATACTTGTAGCTACTGATGGTATTGTTAAACTTAAATCTGTTTCTTTTACATCAACTAATGGTGAAAGATAAAAACTCATAATTTTCTCCTTGTTCTATAATTTTTGTATTATTAAAATATAAAAATATTTTAAGCATTATTATTTAGCATTATTGGAATATAAATATTCCAAGCATTATTATTTATATAATATTTTCAGAAATCACATACTTATCATATGAAAAAGTTACTTGTGATTCCAAATCATCTTGTCCTGTTCTTTTACTTAAACTAATTTCACCTAATTCTGTAGGCCAAATATCAATAAACTTTATTACTAATGTCTTTTGTCTGAAATTTGTCATAATATGTAAAGTAGCATCAATAACAAGTCCTTTATCTCTTACAAAACCAGGACTATTAGAATTATTATGAATCATCATCATCCATTTATATAAAACTAACCAATTACTAAATTTTGAATCTACTTGAAAATCTACTGTCCACATACCAAAAGTTATATCACCACTATCAGTAAATGCTTTATTTCCTTGCCATTCTAATTCTTGTTGATTAAGCGATATGGATGGTAAAATTGTTCCAAAAATATTTAATGTGAATTGTTTTGATTTTTCATAATATATTTCAGTTGGTAATAATGGAAATATTAATTGATAATTAGTAGAATTACTTTTATTTAAATTCATTACTGTCATTATTTATATTACCTATATAAATTTTCTAATTACTTTTCCACCAACAGTTCTTCCAATTTTAGCTTTTTTCTTTTTTTTCTTTTGATATTTTTTGAACTTAGATGTTACTTTTAATTTTTTATATTGAAGTTTTCTTTTCATTCTTACAGATGCTTTTCTATTTTGAAGTTGTCTTTTTCTTCTAACTATTGGATCAATTCTAACTCTTTTTATTTCATCAACATTATCTTCCCAACCACCATCTTCATTATCAATTTCTTCATCATCTTCATCATTATCATCTATTCCAAGCATATCCATAACATTATCATACATATCATCTGTTTGTTGACTCCAGTTATCTGATTCAGGAACATCTGATAATGTAATAACAATATTTAAGATATCATCTTTAAGTTTATTAATTTTATCTTTAACTTTTTTATCAATTTTTTCATTTTCTATTGAATCTAAAAATCTTCCAATTGTTTCTAAAAAATTTGGATATATATCTTCAAGATTATTATTTTCAAACATATAATCTTTGAAATTATTATTTAATTCCATTTTATATAATTCCTATTCTTTTCTGTCTTTATCATTTGTTTTTGGATCTTCTTTTGTCCATCCATCTTCTATAGCTTTAAAAAACTTTTTCTTTTCAGCACCTTTTAATTGACTAGGACTAGTTACTCCAAATTTTTTTAACATTTTATTAAAAAAAGCTTTATATTCTGCACCATCGCCTTTTCCTTCTTTAAGTCCACTTTCTTTTTTAGCTTTTTGAATTAATTCAAATATTGTATTAAAATCTTTAGCAGCAACTTTAGGTGCTTCTTTATCTGATAATTTAGCATATTTACTTCTTTGAAAAAGATTTCTTGCTTGTTTTACTATTTCTTTATATTTAGGATTTGAATAACCTAATTCTTTATGAGCTACATTATCAATAGCACTTATTAAAAAATGAGAAAAATTTTCTTTAGACATAGATTTTAACATTCTTTTTGCAAAAAATTTTCCAATCATATTTCCAACTATACCTTCATTTAAATAAGCTTTATATTCAAGTATAGAAACATATTTATCTATAATTTCATTATTTTGATATCCTGTAAATTCACCCATTATATATTCTCCTTTATTTTAAATTATTAAACCCCATAATAAAGATCAGATGCTTTATACCAAAATTCACCTTCTTCTTCTGCAAATAATTTTATATAATTTCCTTTTATTCTTGAAATTTTTCCTGCTACTACATTATATTTATTTTTTCCTAAAACAGGTTTAGTACCATCTTTAATATCAACAAGCTCTCCAATCCCAACAGTTATTTTTGTTTTATAAACTTTTCCTGTATCAAAATTAATTTTTTCTAATTTAATTTTCTTTTTTTCTTTTCCAGGTATTCTTCCAGCTTCATTTAAATATTTTTCTATTTTATCTTCTATTCTCATTATTTATTCTCCTTTATTTATTAATTTTACCTTTTCTAAAAATTCCTGGTCTTCCTTCCTTTTCCCATTGTTCAGGATTTTCTTTTTTCCATTTTTTATATAGTATAAGATATTGACCAGTTACAATAATAACCCATAAAACAGCATAAATAGCTATTTTTTTCCAATTAAGATCCACAATACCAGCACCATCAAGAAGTTTATCAATTTGAAACCATATTTGTAATGTTGGAAAAATTGATAAAGCTGGATAAGTTTCACCTCTCCAAAATTGTATAAAATGTTTAAAATCTTCATATATAATACCTTCTTTTAATGTTGCTAATCTTTTTAATGAAGATATTTTTTTATTTGGAAATTGTTTATTAAATATTTCTAAAAAATCTTTTTCAAGACCTTTTTCTTGAAGTAATTGATAAAATTTATCAAAACTTTGTTTTAATACTTGTTTTACTTTATTTGCACCCATCTTTTTAAGATCAGAAAAATATTTCATAACAGCTATTTCATTTAAAGGTGGATCAATTGTCTGACTTCTTTGATTTTTTAAATTAAATTCCATCTAAAACACTCCTTATATAATTTTTATTTTTATATTAGTATTTAGTATAAATAATTATAAAATATGTATAAACTTACAAAGGAGTATAAAAATGTCTAAAGAAGATTACCCTGATAAACAAATTAATAATAATAAACTAAATGATACTTTTAATATAACCCCTTCATCATCCTTACCACCAACATTACCAAGTGAAAAAGAATTAACTAGTTCTGCGCAAAATATTGTTTCAGAGTTAAAAGATGATCCTGATAACATTATTTATACAAATATTGATAGAGCCAATAGACTTTTAGATAAAATTGAAGAAGATATGGAAAATGCAAGTTCAGCAAGACTTTATGAAGTTGCAGCACAATTAATAAATGCTATAACAACGGCATCATCATCTATTGTTGGTACAAGTGTTCATGCTGATGAAATGGAATATAAACAAAGGATATTAGATTTAAAAGAAAGGGAGGTAGCTGTTAAAGAAGCTATTGGTACAAATAAAAATACTAAAACAGTAAATAATATGATTGTTACTGATAGAGAAAGTTTACTTAAAATGATTAATGATCAAGAAGAAACTAAAGAAATTAATGAAACATAATCTGAAAGGAAAATAAACTTAATGAAAAATAAATTTAAACATTTTATTATGTGGATTTTTGATTTTAAGACATTAGAACTTTGGCATCCAGAAAGTCCAGGTATTAAAATTACAGTAAATCGTTCAAGATTTGGTAGATTATTTAAACCAAAAGATTTTGCTACTTTACAAGAAGCTATCAAATCTAAAAATATTTGAAGAAATTGTGGAAAAATTAAAAAAGATAGAACTATTAAAAAAGATGTATGATCTATTTTAAATGTGAAAAAATTATACCTTATAATTATACAGGTAAATGTAATAATTGTAGTTAATGAAACATAATCTTAAAGGAAAATAAACTTAATGCAAAAAAAATATATAATTGATACAAACATTTTTATTGATGACCCAAATTGTATAGAAGTATTAAGAAATGGTGAAGAAAATCATATATTTATACCAGAAATTGTAATAAATGAAATAGATGGTTTGAAAAGAAAAACACATATAAGACAACAATTAAGAGAAGTTATAAACAAT